AAAGACTAGCTAAAATACAAGCCTGGACCGAGCTAAATGGTTCTAATTTGATACATTTGCAAGATTACACAGATAAAAATGAGCAACTCTAGTTTTTCGCAGCGCTCCTCTTTAAAGCCTTTGTTCACAGGAGAAAACGTAAATCCTCTTGAGACTGCTTATTTAGACACATCCGGATTGCCTCAGCAGCAATTCCAAGGCCCTATTCAACCAAAAGAATTTACCCCTTATACAGAGCAGACACGTCCCTTAACAGACAGAGAACATCAGATTTTACGGGAATCCTTGCTAGGAATTCCTGCGGGAGGTGGTGAATCGATTGTTAACCTTGCCTCGCAAAAGTACATTAATCTTGCAGGAGAACGTACTTTTGGAGCGCTAAGAACTGATGCCCTAAAACAAACGCTAAAGGAATATCAGAATGCACTGAAAAAAGAGCAGTCTTATACATTGCTCCAGGGCATGGGCTTGCCCAGTTCTACAAGCTTTAAAGAGGACATTAAAAACTCAATCCTTGGGGACATTGGAGCCGGAGGATTTCTTGCTTTTGGCAAAGGAGAAGAGGTAGAGAAAGGTTTATCCAAAGGCCTTGAAAAAGCTCTTGGCATTCAGTCATCCGTTCAATACAATTGGCAGAAATGGTTTGACGAAACCCTCTCTAAACGTTACGAAGAATTAAAAGAAGTTACCGATCCCACGGATGCCAAGAATATTTATTCAGTCGAAAAAGAATTTGCTAAGAATTTCATAACAGATTACCTGGCTCCGCGTTTTGATGCGTCTAAGTCCATTGCTGAATTCATTAGCTATATGGACGTAGCGGCAGAAGATGAAAATATTCTGCAGACGCAAACCGTATCTAGTGCCCTTAAAGACTATGCGGCCAAGAAAGCTGAAGCCTATCTCAACGATCTCAAGACTAAAGGCGTTACAAGAGAATTTGATCCTGTCTTTTATCGCTCCCCTGACTTAATTTCAGGTACCGATAAAGCAGACAAAGCAGATCTTTACGCACAACAAAAAGACGCCATCCAAAAAGCCTGGGAAAACCGAAAGTCGGATGAAGTCGTAAAGGATGGAATGACATGGTCTTCCCTTGCTTATCAATATGGAGTTGACTTAGATAACGAAAATGATTTTGCCAGGTTGCACTATGAGGTCTTAGGCAAGGACAAAGGATATGATCCAGTTGCTGACACGTATACAAGTCGAGATCTTTCCAATTACATACAAACAGATTTAGCGGAAGCCCTGCAAGCGCAGAAAGCTCTGTACTCACCTGATGCTGTCTTTGTTGATTTTGTAAGCTCAGAACAAAAAGCAAATGAGTTTGTAGAAAAATTAAATATACAAGCATTACCAAGTGACCTGAAAAACCGCTTGAGAGGACTTGGTTACAATGAAAAAACAGACCCGGAAGAAACAGTTAAAGAAGCCTTGCTTGGTCTGCTGCGCACAGATCCAGCAATTGAAATTCGTGAGAGGATAAAACAATTAAACGAAGAAGAGATCAAACCAACACAAGAGAAACTAGGCTTTGGTTACATACAAAGAGATACAGACGAGGAAGTAAAGGCTCCAGAAGGGGGCACAGCCCTGTTTAATCTGTTTAAAAAATCTGGTTACGCTGGCACTGAAAAAGAGTTTTACACCGATTTTTTTCCAGATGCAACAGATGAAGATAAAAATCTTTATGCCGCTAAAAGCACAACTAAAAAGCCAGGTAGCGCTGCAGAGATGCTTGGCTTCAACCTTCCAAACATGTCAGACCCCTTCTCTGCCATGGCGTCAATTGATAGTTTGTTCCAAGATAGTAGCGCACAAAAAACAACTCTACCCACAAAGTCGAGCTACTTCAATATTTTTACCAACGAAGAAGATGAAGGTGCGCCTTCCTACTTTAAAATGGGAACTAGCAAGACAACAGTTAGCAAATCTCCGTCTGCCCAAGATTTCCTTGGCAGCTTTGGCTCTTTCTTTGGTTGATAACAATGTCAGATAAACGTAAAAAAGCAGCTAAAGCCGCAAAGATTGCTAAGGATTCAATGCCTTGCAACAAGCCCCAACGCACCCCTGGCCACAAGACAAAGTCTCATGTTGTTAAGGCTTGTGAAAACGGTAAAGAAAAAATTATTCGTTTTGGACAACAGGGTGTTGAGGGCGCAGGTAAAAATCCTCAAACAGCAAAAGATAAAGCACGTAAAAAATCTTATTATGCTAGACATAACGCACAGGATCCCAACCCTGACAAAATGTCGGCCCGCTATTGGAGTCATAAGGTGAAGTGGTGATGAAACTAGCAGGTAAGTATCAACAGATCGGGCAAGGAGCTGCCAACCCTTTCCTCAGCAGGCGCGATCTTGTTAATCGTCAACAGTGGACAGAATCCACCGAGTTATATACAACAGAACCAGCGATACGTCAACAACTGAACAAACTCCTTGGTTACCTGGAGCTTGCCGATCCTGGCTCCCAACAAGCCTTGCAATTGCAAACAAAAATCAATGCGCTGCGCGGGCAGGCATTGAATGATCTAGGCTGATTTGCGTAAGCCATCTTTTACCCCATGGCAAAACCCAAGTCCAACACACTTCACATTGAAGGAAAGCCCAAGACCACCTCCATCGGCCAAGGTCAGAACAGTCGTCCTCAACGCCGAGGCAAGAAAAAGCTAAGGGGCCAAGGTAAGTAAAATTTATGTATATTAGGAGTACTTGTTGTACTCCTATGTCGGATCTTTCGCATGCGGTTAACTTAATCCGTAAATACGAAGGTTATAGCGAAAGAGCATACCCAGATCCGGTAACAGGTGGAGATCCCTATACCATCGGGTTTGGGACTCAGTTCTATCCCGATGGTTCTCCCGTTAAGCGTGGCCAATGCTGCACGCGTGAGAAGGCACTGGAGTATCTCTTCCACGAGATCAATGTCATTGACAACCAGCTAGCCAAGCTCAACCTTGGCCTGGACAACAGTATGCGTCAGGCCTTAATCTCATTCATCCACTCCGTTGGCTGGGATCCTTTTCTGTACAGCCACGTAATTGACCGCATCGAAGCTGAGGATTTTTGTGGTGCCACACAAGAGATAGGGCACTGGATCTTTGATGAAGACCATAACGTCATCGGTGGCCTCCTAGACCGCCGCAGGGAAGAGATCAACCTTTTCTTGCAAGAGATTGATGCCAATCCTTGGTCATCCACTGAAATCTTGTTGACCGCTTTCCGTAATTACAGCGCTGCTCCCCACGAAGTACGTGCGGTTCGTGAACTGGAAGAACGCATCAGTCCTTATATCCTGTCAGAGTTTGCCAACTCTTTTCGTGTTAACGAAAACAAGTGGGACGATTTCCTGGATCAGGAACTTGACTTGCTATTCACTAGCTAGGATTAGAATAATTGCAACGAGCAAATGCAGAGCGGAATGGAGCGTTCAGTTGAGCCACGGGAATTTGAACTCCCCCTGGAACTCCAGTTTTCCATGCGTAAAGCAGAGCTTCAATCTCAAGAGATGACTTGGGATGAACTACGTTACGCCCTGCTTAGCCTTTATCACCAACGTATGATGGAGTGGTGTGCCATTAAAGATTTAATGGCAAGCGAAAATATTGAACTGGATTGGGATGCTCCGACAGATTTAGAATTGGCTGAACTCGCCGCCGCCTGCATGGATGACGACGAGTACGACGATGATGAAGATGAGCTTCAGCCCTTCTGAGCCTCATCAAGTTGAATAAGGCGCTCCAGATACCAGAGTGCTTTTTTCAAGGACTCTGTACCGCCTTTATGGCGCTCCCGCCAGTTATATTTCATCACGTTACCCTTGCAGTAACCACGGAATTCTTCCAAGGTTAATCCGGCTTCAATAGCCTCAATACACTCAATTCCACCATCCGTATAATGCGGAGGGTGATTCACTACATCTGGGAGGACGACAGGAGCTTCTTCCTTGACTGCCCAGGGTACCGGGCAGACACCATCCTTACATTCCATCATGGGCTGGGTTTCTGGTACAGAATCAACTTTTATCGGATCAAACCACGACGTTTTGCCGACAGCATTTGTTCCTCCTCGTCCGGTTCCTCCAGCTCCAGCACCAGAGCCTTG